ACATCTTGTCATCGGCCACGATATCGCCGATCTCGTAGCCCGTCACGATGCCCTTGAACGTCAGTTTCAGGGTGCCGCTCGGGAACAGGATGGTGAAGTCCTGCGCTGCGTCCGTGTTGAACGCCGTCAGCAGCACGTCCGATGCCGTTGCGGCCGGAACGTAGTTGATCGTGATCGACGCCTCGCCCGCGTCCTTGAGCGCGCCGACATGCTCGCGGAACATGTTGTCGCTCTTGAGATGGGTCACGTCGACCGTCTCGCGGGTCAGCCCGGGCGGCGTGATCGACACGACCTCCGCCACATAGGTCGGGGTAGCCCCGATGCCAAATTGGGCATTATAGCCCACGTCTGCGCTTGATGCGGCCATGTTAGCCCCTCCAGTAGATGTTGAAGTCGTGTGAAATTCTCGAAGGGCGGCCCGTTGCCGCTGCTTCGAACTCTTCGCGGGTGCCGTCGATGAAGATCCCCGCGATACCCGGCGATGCCGCCCGATATCCGTTGAGCGCCGTTACCACCGCCTGCGACAGGCTGCGCGCTGCCGGGCGGTCCTTGGCATAGCAATCCACCTGCACGCGGTAGACCCAGAGGCCGTCCGTTCCCCGCAGGTGCGGCGCGTCCGATCCGCTGATGATGTTGAGCGTCAGCGCCGGGGCTGCCGCGCCCTGAGGGATGACGCCCCAGTAAACCCGCTGCCCGCAAATCGCTGTCACCGCTGACGTGGTGGTCAGCAGCGTCCAGAGCGCAGTATCCATGGATCAGCCCTTCGCCGCCTTGAGCGCCGCGCGCCGTGCCGACTTCTCGATTTCCGCCGCCAACTCGGCCGCGATCCGTTTCAGGGCTGCGTCCTGCTCGGCGTCCCATGCTGGCCGTGCAAAAGGCTGCGGCGCAGTGCCGGGATGCTGCGATCCGGCAAACAAGCCGCCGTTGATGTGCGGGCCCGTCCCGAACTCGACCAGGTGCGCGTGTGGGGCCTTTGTCGTTGGCCCCACATACATGAACACCGGCGGTTGAATGCCTGCCGCCTTGGCCTCCCGCCGCGCCCCCCGCATGGCGGCAACCGCCTCTCCGCTCGTCCCGCCGCCGCGCATGGTGGCTGCATAGGCCGCGGCGCCAACCTCGTTCTTGACCTTCGTGCTGACGGCGATGTTGTCCTGCAGTTGGCCCTCACCACGCGGGGCAAGGCTGCGCATCTTCTCCGCGACCGGCTCGCCCGCTTTCTTGAGCGCGCGGCGCGCAACGGTCTTTCGTGTCGTTTCTTTCTCGATCTGCGCCAGCGCGGCTTCCAACTCCTTGAAGCCCTCGACCCTGACCGTTCCGCGCATCAGTCGCGCCGCGCCTCGGCCGAAATTTCGAGATAATCGCGCCGGCCCATTTCCTTGATGCCGATGACCTCGAACACCAGCCCTCCCTCGGACAGCTTGTCCTTGGGCTTGATCTGCCGCGTCACCGTGCTGGATCGCACGACAAACCGCGCCGCAACCGTCCCCATCACGGTGCCCGCCGCAACCTTTTCCCCGTCCGACACGTCCTTGCGGCTGGCCCAGATCGTGCCAAGGGTCGTCGTCGTCTCGGTCCAGCCGGTGCCGGTATTGGTGGCGCCGGTCTGCGTGACCGTGACGCGGCGGTCCATCGCGCCGGCGTTCATCAGACAAACATCCGGCGATGCAGACCGAGCAGAGCGGCAGAGCCTAGCGGGATGGATTGCAGCGATTCAGAGGAAGCATCCTCGCGATGCTCATACCAATGCCCAACCATCAGCAGGATCGCTTGCCGCACGTCCTCATCTGCTCCTTGGCCCACCTCGAACCGAACCCTGACCGCGCCCGGAACGTCCGCAGCGGCAGGCCAGCCAGAGACCGGCACCAATAGCCCGTCACTCGCTGCCGTATCGACACGATACAAGGCCGGATCGACGACCTGTTCGCCGCCATCCCCGTCGCGATACGAAACCTCGATCACCTCGACAATCGGGCCGAGCGGGATCACGATTTCGCCCGCGGGAAACGCTGTGCCGATCCAGTCCCAGACCTGCGTCGAGAACGCCCTCCCGGTCTCACGCTCGGCTCGGGCCGTCGCGGCCGCGATCAGCGCGGAAATCAGGAGATTGTCGTCGTCATGATCCACGCGGCAATTCGCCTTCGCCTCATCGAGCGAGACGGGATAATCGAGCGGGGCCTCAACCCTGACCAGCGTCACTTGATCGCCCTCAGGACAGGGTAGAAGTCGGCCTCGACCTCTGTCCCGTCGCCATTCGTCAGCCGAAGCATCCCGGTGTCATCCACGACCAGCGAGACAACCGATTGCCCCGGCGCGCCGTCCCTGCCCGGAGGGCCGGCAGGACCGCGCTGCCCATCGTCACCTTTCGGCCCGGGCTTGCCGCGCGTGACCAGAAGTTGCCAGCCATCGCCCGGGCACTGACCCGGATCGTCGCGCAGCGAGATGAACGACCCGCCGTTCAGCGCCACCACGTCGAAAGCCTCGTATGTCGCATCGGGGTCATAGGTGCCGCAGATGTTCATGCTGCGCCCAGCCGCTCCTGCCGCTGCGATGCAAAGCCAGTCGTCGTGCGGCGGCGGGCGGCCGGTGTCCCGCTGCGCCTGCCATGTCGCCCCGTCCCGTGTTACGCAGTCGCCAGCATAATGCACCCCGTCCGACCACGCGCGGATCATCGGCAGGCTACCGTCCCTGCCGTCAATACCGTCTCGGCCGTCCTTGCCGTTCAGCCCGTCGACGCCGTCCTTGCCGTTAAGGCCATCGGCCCCGTCTTTGCCAGGAGCGCCTCCGGCCCCATCCTTGCCGTCGATGCCGTCGCGCCCGTCCTTGCCGTTCACACCGTCCTTGCCGTCAGCGCCGTCCTTGCCGTCAGCGCCGTCGATGCCGTCGCGACCGTCCTTGCCATTCAGCCCGTCGATGCCGTCGCGACCGTCGATGCCGTCGCGACCGTCCTTGCCCGGCGGGCCGGGTTCCCGGGCGGCAATCTCGGCCGCGGCAACACGTTCGAGCAGGGCCGCAAACTCAGCGCGCAACGCGGCATTTTCAGCCTTGATCGGGGCAAGGGCATTGGCGGCGACAATCTCTGCCGCCTTCACCATTTCTTCCGCCAGACGGTCAATGTCGATTGCCATGCACCGCCTCCAATGCCTTCAGTCGCAGCCAGCTTGTCCGTCTCGTCAACCTCAGGCGCCGGCGCATTCATCGCGGCCTGCTTGTCCCAATAGGACAGCGGCACGACCTGTTGCTGCACGCGCGGCTCCGCGCCGTGGCCCCCCGGGACAACCGGCAGATCGAGATCGTTGCGCGCCTCATCCGGGCTGTGGATCCCGCTGATGGTGCTGCGCGCCATGGCCTCGATCCGGTCGCGGAACGCCGACCGCTGCAGCGCGGTCGTGCTGAACTCGACATACTCTCCAGGGAATCCCGCCAGACCGAACAAGCGGCCGATGGCTTCCTCGATGTGGTTCAGCACAAAACCAAGCCCCGATGCGATCCACGACTGCATCAGAAGCTCGGTCGAAGCGTAAGGTGCGCCGCCGATGCCCAGAACTTGAAGCGGGACGCGGAAGGCAAGCGCGATGTGCTCGTCACTCAGCTTCATCAGCTCAGCCACCTGCGCGTCAACGGCGCTCGTCGCGACCACCGATGGCTTGAGACCCGCCGTCAGGATCGGCGTGCCGCCCGCATATTCCCCGCGCGTCTGGGCATCCCACGAAGCCCGCAATTCCTTGACCTGATCGCGCGTCAGAATTGAATCGGTCGTCAGCATGATCGACGGCTTTGCCTGATTCAGCAAGAACGCCAGTTGCTGCGAAAGCGCCTGGTTGTTTGCCGAAACGTCCAGCGCGGCCGCAACCAACGGGCTTTCCCCGCGCAAAGGATCCCGGCCAGCGTGCAGCCTGACATGCAGGACGTCGCGCGCCGGCACGATCATCGAGCCAAAACGCCGCTCGGCTATCGGGTTTCCGCCGAGGCTGTAGAAGATATCCCCATCTTCCCCGACCATGGCCGCGCAGGACCTGGTCTGCATCAGATGCAGTTCCTCGATTTCATTGCGCGCCCCGCGCACGGCCAGCGCATACATGTTGCCGGTAAGGTAAAGTTCCCGCACTCCGTTCAGCAGGAAGTCGGAGAAGGTCATGTAGCGGTTCGGGGCGGCGATGATGGCCGTCAGCGGCGATCCCTCGACCCGCATGCGCCCACCGTTGGCCAGGCGCCGCCAGTGCGTCCCGGGGCACATCGCGACCGTCTGCGCATATGCCGAAACGCAGGCCTCGACCATGGCCGACCCGGCGCCCAGGCTCGTGGGGTTCTGGCCCATCTGCCAGAAGTTCACCGGCGTTCCGGCGGGCAGCCATCCGCTATCCAGCAGATACGGCCCCGCAGACCACGCCCCCTCGGGTG